TCCGCAGATTCGGTCATATAGCCAATGAATGGGTTGCTTCTGGACAGCCACAATGCGCCGTCCTCGCCCACATCGAGGATAATGCCATGTTCCGGTATCTTTTCGGCTATCTGCGAGAGTACGTCATCGACCAAACCAAAAAAACCCGGGTTCGAGGTGTTCCGGTCCCACACACTCGCGTTCATAATAGTGAAATCCATGAAGTTCGGTTTTACCAGATCGTATGTAAGGTATGGCATGGCTGGGGCCATAGGCCGCCCCTGCGCGTCGCGGAAAACAACGTATCCGCTCTGGAACGCCGGTATAGGCACCGGCGCGGGCAAAAGCGAGGATCGGTTCCAGAACTGCCCGAAAAATTCGGCGAATGCCGTCCTTATGTTTCTCATTTTACCTCGATCCTCTCTGCATTCATTTTTTTGAACTGCGACACTGCCTGTTCCGGCGCCCGCATGGGGATGCCCGTGATTTTGAAATACGCGCCGTCTCTTGCCCTGCGGACGACATCGCCGTCCCTGACGTTTTCCGCAACACCTGTCGCGAATACGCCAATTGAGGCCATACCCTGCGCCTCCGCCACCCTGACCTCATTCGACGAGTTTTGGATATATGTCCCGAGAATTTCCCTGCCGTCATCCCAAAATTGCCCTGTTCCCCCGAAGCCGTCGGGGCGGCTGACCCAGTTTTGTATGAAAAACGGTTCGTAATAATTTTCAATCACCGTGAATCACCTCAAATCGCAATCCCTTTGAACATTTTCACGAACGGGGCCAGCCTTCCCGAAAACACATCGCGCCAGTCAACCGGGGCCCCGTTTTTCCCGGATGCTTTCGACCAACTATGAAGCCCGACGACCGTTTCCGAAGTGTACGCGCCGGGTTTGCCCGCCGGGCTTTCGAGGTATCCCTGGATTTCCCCGCACAGCTCCAGAAAATCCGGCGGTATCCTCAACCCGAAGACCGTGCCTTCCCAGTCCTCGTCCGTTTCAACCCCGTCGAGCGTGTATCTGCTTTTCCATTTGGCTGAAATCCGGTACACCCCGTCAATCAGGGTGGACCCGGACAGGGCCACCCACTGGCCGGGCTTGTAAATACCCTGCAGCGTTATTTTGCCGCCCCTGATTGAGAACCTCCCGCTTTCGGAGGAATGCTCGAAAAAATTGTTCGTCTCCCGGCATACTTTTGTGACTGTTGTTGATGACAGAATAATAACACCCCACCGCTATAATTATTTCGCCTTTTTGCCGTTTTCGGTTTCGCCGTCGCCGGCCTCGCCTTTGCCGTTTTCGCCCGGTTCGCTGTCCGGTTCGCCCTTTGGGGTTCCGTCAAGCTTCTGCCGCTGTGGTGCGGGCATTATTTTGTCGCTGACCCCTGTCCAGCTACCGTCGGGATTCTGCGTGAATTTCAATGCCATACCCTATGCCCCCCTTACACGAATGTCAGGACGGATGAGGCAAGCGCTTTCGGTACGAGGACTTTTGCGCCGTAGACGGACAAACCCTTGACGCCGTCCGCGAAGCGTTTCTCCATGCGGTAGGCCTCCGTTTTCACTATCTGGCTGGCAAAGGTCGATGCCAGCGGGTGTCCCGCGATTATCGTCTTGTCTCCGGGGGTGGTGTTGACCTCGAAAATGTCGAACCCCGCAGCCCTGCCGACAAGACCCGCCACGAGGCGGCTTTCCGCCTCCGTGCCGCCCGTCCCGACGAACCTTTCGTCTTTCAGGAGCATAGCGACGGCATCCGGCGGCAAAGCGGCCACACGCCCCGCATAGGGTACGTTGTTTTTCACCATGATGGTGCGGAGCTTGACCAGCACTTCGTAAACTTCCTCAGGCGAGGCAATTGATGCAGGGGCCTTGTTGGCCGCCGGCACAGCCGCGTCGAGCAGGTTGAAGAGGAAGGTATCCTCGGTTTCCGCGAGCGCATAGGCCGAGCGTTCCATTGCCGCGTCCATCAGGTCGCCCCGCATCTGCACGCGGTCCACGTCGTCGATCTGGAAGTTGAACGCCTTGCCCTGGTCGATTATCAGGTCCTGCGCCGCCGTCGCGGTTTCCTGCGGGGTGGTCATGTCCGTGTTCCTCACGTAGTCGAAGATGTTGATGGCACCGATCTGGTTGATGCGCACGGTGTCGCCCATGTCGGAGATCTCGCCCTCGTAGTCGGTGTTGAAAAAGCTTTTTGCGACGAGCGCCTTGTCGAGGTGCATCAAAAGCCTCGCGCTCCATATCGTGGGTATGAATGTTGATACTGCCATATTCATGGCCTCCTTTTTTTTAAATGTTGATGTTTTTCAATGAATCGCGTACCGCGTCCCAGTTTTGGTTTATTTCCTGCGGGGTCATTGACTTTATTTGTTCTTTTGTGAATGATTTTCCCGGTTCGCCGCCCGTGCTGTTTCCCGGCTTGAACAATTTTTGGTCTTCTACCTTAAACAGATCGATATATTTTTCTTTCACGGGTTTGGACAGATTTTCCCAATCCTTGATTTTTTCGCCGTCAAGTTCGACTTTGGTCAAATCAAACTCTTTTTCGAGAAGGGACAGCAATTTGGGGTTTGCCTTGTCGTCGGAGAGATGTTTGCGCAGTGCATTTTGTTTCGACAACGTCAATTTTTCGCTTTCGACACCGGCCCTGAACTCGTCGAATTCTTTTTTCAATGTCTTTTTTGTCTCGCCGTGTGCCGACATTTCATCCTTGTATTTCTGCTCCCACGCGCTCGCGGCACTCAAGTTATCCTGCGCCAATTGCAGATCCGTTTTCGCCGTCGCCAATTCCGTGAGCTTGTCGTCGTATCGTTTCTTGGCGACAAATTCCAGCCCCACGGCTGTATTGATTTCTTTTTCCAATGCGCCGATTTTTTCGGCGTCGATGCCGTTTTTTTCGAGTATTTCTTTGATGTTCATGTACAACCCTTTCGCCGTTACGGTGGCTAACCTGATTTTGTGTATAATAAAGGCCGCTTGCGGTGCGGCTAAAAACCTCTTGATTCGCGCTATATGTTTGTGACTACTTCGAAACCTTCTCCTAAATTTTTTGCGGCTATTTCCTCGTATTCCTCTTTGTAGTACAGTATCGCATTGCCGACTACAGGGCGTGCCTTCATTTTGCTTGTGCCCGCTTCTAAATAAGGCGCATACTCAACATTTGAGCCGACTATAACAGTGTTGTCCGGTGCCTTGCCGTGTAGCTTGTCCGTTATAGGGCTCTTTCCCTTTACATCCGGTGCAAATTGATTGCGCCCGCTTTTAAAATTCGGCGTTATAAATGACAAACTCGCCCTATATCGCCCTGTATCGACGACATCATTTTCCGTAGCCAGTTCGGTCGCTCGCCTTTGCCAATGCAAACCCATTTCTACGAGGGTCTTTTCTATGTTTTTGCCCATCTGGGATTTTACTTTTGCCGAATTGTCGATAATTTCTATGCTCATGTCTGATTTCCTTTCGGGCATAATAAAAGCCCGCCGCCGGTTGTGCGATGAGCTTTTTGTTTGGTTTTTGCGTTAGTGTTTGACAAAATTTATTTTTATCGTGTTTCCGCATTTTTCCCATTCGGCGAAAACAAAAAATTCGCGCCATTTATCATCTTTTCTGTTGGATTTAACGAACTCGTCTTTTCGGTCGATTGGTATAAGCCAGCCGGCTACATCCTCGCAATATAGGGTGTCTGTAACCATATCGTTCCCCTCGCCGCTTTCTTCGGAAAACAAACAATCCAGATCAGCGGCGGCCTCATGCAAAATAATCGAAAATTTATTGCTTTTTTCATCGAGCGACAACATAAAATCACCTCTTTTTCGCTTCAATGATCCGCGGGTTATTGATTCCATTTTTCAAAACAGAAACAAACTCGTTGTTGTTGACAACAACAACATCATTGCCTTTTATATAGAATTCGACTTCGCCTATGGATTTGTTTCCATCAGGCAGTTCTCTTCCTTGACCCCTAAATGTCCCGTCTCTAATTTCATCTCGATTTTTCACAATGTCATTGACAATATTTGCAAATTTTTGGCGGTCGTCGGATTTGCTTGGGTCAAGCCCGAAATCTTTTGCGTGTTTTCCCATTTTGACCCCTAATTGCTTTGAATCAATATTTATCCCGCCGCCTCCATCCATTGTACCACTATCCGGCGCGTTTGTCAAGTCTTTTTCGACTTGTTTTGGCGAATCGCCCGAAAAATTATACCCCTTGAGTACGCTTACCATAACGCAACGACAGCTCACAATGTTTTCGGGGCCCGCACCCATACTGCCGTCAAGCGGATACATCATTTCGTCCCCATTCGGCATATTGAACGGGTCTTCCACTTCCGCCGTCACGCCCTGCATTTCCACGTGGTCCGGGCGCGTCCGGCTGTCGTTGGTTGAAACCCATTTCTTCACCATTTCTATGCCATATTTTTTTACCGCCTGTTCGAATCCGAGCATCCGCCCCGCGTTGGCCACCCGTATTGTTTCCGTCCGCGCAATTGTCACGGCTTGTCTGCGGCTCATTTCGCCCACAGCTTTAATCCGGGTGGCTATCTTTGGGATACCCTCGCCGAGCATGATAGATTGCGTTAGTTCGTTTTGAAGGCGCCTTCCAATGACCTGATCGTCGCCGAGCCGCCCGTAAGCCCTCTCGCGGACATAACCTTTCGCAATGTCTTTTTGGCTACGGACATAAACCTCACGCGCCCCGACTTTCTCGAACGGCTGAAAATCCCCGTCCAAAATCGCTTTTAGTTGATTCTTGTCGTATAGAGACCAGTCTATGCTGCGGTTCGATTGGCTATCGATTGATTCGACCGCGCCGCGATAATTTATGTCGTAGATATTCAATTGTTCGCCTTCGACTATTTTACGCGCCAGTTCTGCGGTGTTGGCAATCTCTTCCGCAATATTCTGGGCTATTTGTGTTTCCCGTTCGAGTTGTCGGATATATGCAAGTTTTTTTGAGGTTATCGAAGTTTCGTCAAGCCCCTGCTTCCGCAGCGCGTCCGCGTCGAAGTTCGCCAGCTTCGCAATGGCCTTTTCCTCGCGGTCAATTGCTTTGAGATAAGCCTCGTGGTATATCTGTTGCAACCGCACGTCAAGGTTTTTCATGCGCTCGTCCGTGAGCTTTGCGCCTAAATCAATGGCCATCTTATAAGCCCAAGGCACTTTTTGAAATAGATGTTGTCGCTTTTATCACATCGTATGTGGTGCTATCGCAAACCGGGCATTTAGCAGAATAATACCATTCATTGCCACTTTGCTTCTTCGCATACTCATTGAAAGCCGCCTCGAAAACGCAAGCACATAGTTCGCATTTGAATTTCTTGGGCTCTTTTAACTTCGCCATATCCCCATCTATAAGTATTTTCACGTATTTCCCCCTTCTATTACTTCGCCGCCCGACGGCGGTTCATTGCCTTCGCCGCTGTATCCGAGCCGCTCCAACGCTTTCCGCTCAATTATAACCGCAATTTCGTCCACGGTGACGAAGGGGAGCTTCTCTATGACGGTCTGCTCGTCGAGGTAGCTCGCCGCTCCCATTATCATGTTCGTTTCCTCCATCATGTTGCGTGGGACTTCGCGTTTGAACTGTATGTTTTCCGTAGGCGGCAAACCGATGATGTCCATCATATCCTGTATGAACCTGAAAGGCTGCCACTCGTACCGCGCCACCTTGTTCATCAGGTTGTTGAAAGCCGTGTTTATCGCGACGTTCGTCAGGCTCCCCCCGGTGACTTCCCGGAGGCTCACCCCCATGTAGTCCGCAGTTATGGCCTTTTCAAGCATTTCGATTGCCTTGTCCACCGATTCCGACGGCAACTCGAATGAGTGCGGTTCCGCTTTGAAGTCGTCCTTGTTGGCGACCACGCCGAGCGAGTATATCTGCTCTATCATCTGGATGGCCTCTTCGGTCGTCACCGAGTACTGGCTTATAATCCAGTAGATGAGGTTTATGCGGGTCGCGCTGTCGCTGAAATTCGTCCATACCCGGTCGAGGAAATCTATCTTCGACTTAATCGCGAAGGACAGCTCCGTCGTGTGGTCGTCGTTGCCCCAGAACTGCGCGACGGGGAGCCTGTGGTATGACTTCACCCCCTCTATGTCGTTCGTCACCGGGCGCACGGACAAGCCATACGCCTTCTTTTCGCCGGGTGCGCTCATCACACCGTCCTTTATGGTGTATTCGGTCACGCCGTCGGACTCGTAGAACTCGACGAACGTGGCGGTTTTGCCGCTTTCCCTCTGTCTGTCCCAAAACCTCACCCCGGCCACCGGGGCCCCCGAACGCTCGTCGTCGAGCGTGAAGAATTCCTTCGCGGTGAATACAGCAATCCTGTCATAGTCCCAGAACCCGTACCCCACTCCGTGCTTCAGCGCATTTTCGCCCAGACGTGCAAGGGCACGGTCGAACCCGATACCCATCATGGGTTTCACGTCCGTTTTGTCATCGGCGGTTATCTGTGCGCCATTGGACAGGAGCGTTGCGTTTTGCTGTATGACGAGCCTCTGGAATATGTTTGTGGTCACCGGCTGGGTCATTTTCAGGTTCTTCCCGCCGCTCAGCCTGAGCGTATTTCCTACGCTCGACATGATGGCCGGGTTTTCCCCACGGAAATACTTTTCGCCCAGAACCGCATCGCTGTAAAACCCGGACGAAGTGTACGCCTGTATGGACTTCCTTATGAACTCGCCCTTGTCAGCGGCCTCCTCGTAGTCCTGGTATGTATAACAAATCAACATAGCTCAACCGCCTTGTCAAAAAATCAATGACTAAAATTTATAGAAAGTGTTGCCTTTTCTGTTTTTCCATATGTCGTTTGTCGCATATCGGGTGGCATCGATGAAGTGGTTGTTCCTGTCCGGGTAGCCGGATATGACTTCTCCGTTTTTGTTCCGATCGTACTCGTAGCTGACAAACTCCTGATACGTGTTCGGGCAGCGGTTTTTGTCGATGACGACGCTGCTCAGGCTCTGCAGCCATTTCATGCTGTAATCGACGCTGCCGATGCCTTTGTCCGCACCCCGCGTGTGTGGCAGACCATAATCCTGATAGTCTTTCACGGACTTGGGTTCCGCGCTGTCCGCGATTATCTCTTCTTTGGGCGAAACGCCTTTTGCTTTCAGGATGCCCGCTGTTTCGCTGTTGCCTTTTTTGTATTCTTTCTCCTCGTCGAATATATACAGCGTTTGGCTTCCCGAATGGAAGTGGCAGCGCACGAACGCCCACGGGTCGGGGTAAAACCCCCAGTCAACGCCGTTCAATACCCGGTCGAAATTCTTGATCTGTTCGTTCGTTATCGTTTCATGCACGATGTTCTCGAAAACATTTCCGCCCGACCCCGTTGCCTCGCCCAAATACTCGTGCCTGTATGCGCGTTCGTTTGTCCGCTTCAGTTCCTCGGCCATCTCGAAGAACGGCTCGCCGAGCCATTCACGCGGAGCGTCGTAGTAGTAGCTGTGGTGCACAAGCGTTTTCGCGTCAGGTTCCATGGCCTCGACATTTATATAGTGCTCGCGGCTTCGGGGCGTGTTGTAAGAGCGGAGTATGATGGCCTCCTCGCCGCCGCGTATGACCGACTGGAGGATGTTTCTAAAATCCTCCTCGCTGTCAAGCTGGTCCGCCTCTTCAAACCAACATACACCGATGTACATATCGTTCGGCGGCCTGATGGACTTGATCTTCATCGGGTTGTCCGCGCCCCTGAAGTATATGACCTGCCCGGTCGAAACGCGCCTGATTGCCATCGGGCTGACCGTGCAGTAGAACTCGTCCTCGAGCCCCAGCTCCTCGATCGCCCAGACGATCTGGTTGTACACGCTCTCGCGCAGCGTGTCCTTGACCTGCCTGACCGCAATCGCGCAAAACTTTGGGTTTGTCATCACGAGGTCGATGAGCTTCAGCGCACAGAAACTGCTCTTCAGGGAGCCCCTGCCGCCCTTGAAATCGTACTGCCTGTGCCTGCGGCTGTCGATGTCGCGGTTCACGTCGATGTACGCCCTGCCGATGGCGTTTGCCGGGAGCCCGGCGTACCGGCTGCCGCCGCCGTCCGTGCCGCCCTGCTGTTCCGGGCTGTCGCTCCACCTGAAATTGCAGCGCAGCGAAAACTCCGCGCCCCTCTGCCCGTCGCGGTCGAACAGCCTTTGCTCGGCGTATTCCTCGCAGCGCGACTTCGCGCGCGTTATCGTGTGGGAATATTGGGGTTTCCCCTGATAATCGAGCAATTCGCGGCGGGAACTGAAACCCAAATGCAAGGCAAGCCCGGTGACGGTCGGGATATGGCTGCCCCCGAAATACTCGTCTATTTTTTTTTGCATTTCATCGACTTCGCTGTACTTTGACGGTCTGCCGACTTTTGCCACAACACCCCACCTGCCTAAAATATCCGACGAAAAAAGACGACCGTAGCCGCCCCTTGGTTTTGGTTGATACTTCCCATGCTACTATTATACCACGTATTTTTTTCCCAAAGCACCAGTTTTCGCTTTTTTTGAAAAATATTTCAGATGTAGTGCAGCTTTTCCGCTACCATGTGGCAGAATTTTGACCGCCAGTGCCTGAACGTGTTCCGGCTGGCGGGTATCATGTACGGTTTGGACGACACTATGTTGTCCCATATCGCTTTCTGGTACTCGCCGGGTATCCTGCGCAGGGCGGAATCGACGGCGTCCGTTTCCGCGCTCATCATGGCGATTTTCACGGCCTTGTTCGCCGTGGGGTCGCCGTGCTCGTTTTTCGGGCCGCTGTATTCCGACGGCGACGTGTGCACCACTGCGTCCTGCTCGGCCTTCATCCTCTGGTAGTCGCGTATTATGTACAGCACGCGCATATAGACGTTGTGCGGCAGCCAGTCCGGGTTGTTTTTCTGCGGCTGATAATTTCTCGGCATTTGACTTTTCCCCCTTTCCCCCTTGACAGTTTGTGTAAAATAATATATAATGATATGCAGGTGTTTACACAGAAGCGGGGGTCCCGCAGGGGCCGTCAGTTGGGGCTGGCGGCCCT